CTTCTCCATTGACTGAACCCGCAATACCTGCTGAATCCACAGCACCAGTAGCTTGTTGTACCATCTGCTGTAAAGCACTCGCCTGAGCAAAGGTAATCTGCCCAACTTGCCCAAAGTTAAACGGTTGTAGAACTTCACGTGGGTCTCCATTGGTTAGAATCATCTTGCCCGGACGTACTTCAGGTTTAGCACCACGTGGTAACCTAGTAGCGTCTACAGCAAGCATAGGGTGTATCGTGAGGCTTAGAGCGTCAATCCTAGCACGTAACTCAGTGTCAAGTGCTTTCTGTGAGTTGTAACCTTTTTCACATACGCCACGACCCCAGAACCTTCCGGGCACTACGTCCCAAGGGAAAGCTACTACAGGTCTGTCCTGCATCATGTAAGGGTTAGCCTCTGCTTTCAACAGGACTCCACCATTGGCAATCACTACTACCGCTTCTACGTACTTAGACTTAGATTTAGACTCTATAAGCTCTACTTCTTCTTCGTCTTCGTCCGTTGTAGCATTCTCTAGTAGTTCTCTAGGGACTAGACCGTAGTACTTCGTAAGACGCACTTTGTCGTCACTGTAGACCGTGATGTCTTGGTCAGGCTCTAACTCAGAGTCAGGAGGAGCAGTACCTACGTATACGTCTCTGTACACACCCTGTTCCTGCAACAGTTCTACTTGGTGTAGGCTTACGAACTCGTCTATAGCTACACCCATAGCTTCTTCAATGCTTGTAGCCACAGGGTCAATTAGGAAGTTCTGAGGCATCACAGGCTTGAGTTTAACCTTGACACGCTCTGTGATATTGACTCCAACTGCCTGCAAGTCACCACCCATGATGGGCTGTGTAGCCGGGACCATCTCCTTCATTTCTTCAATAACAACTTCACCAACACCCACGCCAAACACGGCTGAGTTGATGAGACACTCTGCTACTGCTTTACGAACCTTACAGTCCTCAAAGTCTTCCGTAAGTTTGTTTCTCAGGAACAACACGTCCTGCTTCTGGGAATCACCCATGTTGTCACTGATGTCGAACCACTTGCCACGTCCAAAGGTAGCTTCTTCCATCTCAGCGACATTGGACTCTACTGCCTGCTGCAACGCAGGGGAGATAATCCTAGAACGCTCTGAGGCTCTACTAGAGTCAGCAGGGTCCCAGATACCACGCCAGAGTCTGTAGTACTCCTCAAAACGTGCTTCATAGTTTGCTTCGTAGTGATCACGCCAGTCGTCACACTTGGTTATCACCCAGTCTTCGATAGATTCCTCTATCATCAACGGGTCTTGTTCAAATAGTTCACTCATATTAGTATCCTGATACTACGTCTAAAATTTCATGGTCGTCAATTTCGTAGTCATAGTCATAGGCTACGTTTGCTAGTTGGTCTACGTAAGCTAAAGCGTCAACCAAGTCGTCGTGAGTTAGTGGGTCTGGGAATTGAAACAGTTGGTCCAAGAACCTAGTGTTCCACTCTCCTCTACTGAGTGTCACAAAGCCATTCTCAAACCTGCCCTGTAACGCCCACATCACCCTGTCAGTCTTCTTCTTGTTACCGTGGGTCAACTCTTCAACTCTGAAGAAAGTCCCGTAGCGTCTCTGTAGGTCCAGTAGGGGAGACATTACTGCCTGCTTCGCTATACCCTTCTCAATACCTACGCTAACTGGTCTGTAGTCTCTGACAGCCTGAAAGATTTTAGCTGCAGTTTCGTCTAAAGTCCAACGACCGTGGATGATGTTTTCCACGTACCAACCATTGGGGTTTACTTTGACTACTGCTATTGCTGTCTCGTCAAGTTTAGCATTTTTAGTACGCTTCTTGTTGACTTCTTCAAAACCTGCTAAGTCAATAGCTATGTAGTAGTCACCCTCGTCAACGCCTTCTTCGTCAAACTTTACCCAGTCCTCTTTAAACATTTCTGACCCACGAGCTTCAAACGAAGCCATAAACTCTTGACGAAACGCATAGCTCGACATAGACTTCTTTGCAGTGTCAATTTCATTTGGGTCCAGAATTGGGTTATCATAGGAAGTAAAGTGCCAAGCTTTATAAGTTTCATCGTCACCTAAGTCTGCATATTTGTAGAGTTCATAGAAGTGGTTGCGACCCATAGGCGTACCTATGAACATAGCACAACCCTTTTGGTCAGCCAAAGCAGGTCTAAGTATCTGCTCAAATACGTCAGGCTTCATGTCTGCGTACTCGTCCAACACCAAGAACTTCAGTGACACACCACGCATAGTCTCTGGCCTGTCGGCACCTTTGAGGCTAATGGTTGCACCGTTGACTAACTTAATCTGTAGATTATTAATGTGGCTACCTGTAATCACAGGGTTGCCTAGTTCCAACAAGGTCTGCCACATGATGTCTCTGGCCTGACCCTGTGTAGGGGCTACGTAGAACACCTGTCCACGTTCAGTCTGCAGAGCGTTCACAATGAGCAGCCAAGCAGCAAGTCTGGATTTACCTGTACGTCTACCTGCTGCGACTATCTTGAATCTAGTGTCGTCAGCCCAGACCTCTTGCTGCCAAGGCAGTAACTGGATGTCTAGGTCCACGTCTTAGTACAACCACATCACAGGAGTCGTACCTCTTGTGTCCACATGTACAAATGTTTTGTCAATGCCTATACCCGTGAAGCCTAGCTTTAGAGCCTCAGACACAATGACGTGCCTCTGGTAAGCACTGATTATCTGGATGTCTGCAGCAATGCCTTGGGCATGGGTCCCCGGAACTTCCTTGGATGCTTCAATAGGATGTTCTATGGGGTGTCTATAGCCACTCGTGATGACAAACGGGAACCCACACCCGGCACGCAAACGGTCAAGCTTCTGTAGGAACTCTGGTTCCATCTTGTTCTCACCAGTGACTTGGCAGTTGAACTCGTCTAAGGTAAAAAACTCAAGAACCATCAACTACTTCTCCTTCAATTATGGAAGCTTCGTCACTGACCGCAGCACCACTATGGGCTGCATCGTTTACATCTACAGTACCAACACCAGTGATGTTAATCTGTATGGCACTTTTACCACCGGAGGCAGCAACTTCTCTTTCAAATGCACCTACTGGCAACATACGGTCCATAATTAGCTTCCATGCAGAAGCCTGATTCTTATGGTCGTGGTCAAGAGCTGCATCAAAAATAGTCTCTAGGACCTTTCTTGACTTAGGAGAAGCCAGCATACGAGCTTTGTACTCGTTTATAATAGCAGCGTCACCCTTGGGTCTACCCACTTTACCCTTGTTACCGGGTTTTACAGCGGCTACTTCTGACTTCCGGGGTCTGCCACGACCTCTCTTTTTTAATTCAGTGGTCATAACACAAATTGTCCCTAATTACAACTATAGTATAACACAAGTCTTCACATAAGTCAAGCTATTTATGGCTGTGGACAGGCAGTAGTAGTAATACGAGGCAGAACAAGTAGTTACAGTTGTTAAAACACGGGGTAATATGCCTAATTTTCACCTATTTTGTGCTTGGGTGGCTACTACAATTATCATCATGGGTCAACCCCCTCCCCCGGGGTCAACATTGGCATGACTTTTGCATAACCTAAAGTTGGCATGAGTCTTGCATGGGCGCAGAGTTGGCATGAGTTTTGCTAGGGTAGCAACATTCGTGCCAACATTAGAAACAACCAGAGTTGGCATGGGTTTTGCTAGTGTTGCAACATCTGTGCCAGGTCTAAAGTTGGCACGAGTCTTGCATGGGTGCAACTTATGTGCCAGCTTTGGTGTTGGCATGGGAATTGCTTAAGAGAAAAACAGGTTGAACAAGTGTGTGAACTAGTGTAGGACCCTCAGACGCCTAGCACGTCACGAGGCACAGCACAAGTAAAAAAAGTGTTGTAATTGTGAAAACCATCATTATAATAATAGTCAACACAAACCAAAACAGGAGTGACACAAGATGAGTTTAGCACCGTTTAAGCAGTACAATTCTGGACACCTTCTAGGATGTTTTACTGAAGCCGAACATGGAAACTATTTTGAGTATGAGTTAAACGACCCGGACGATAGTTGGCTGTCAGTAGTAGACTATCCCCATCGAGTATGGGTCAGCCAGTCCCCAGTTAACGATTCTGGATGGCGCTATGCTTACGTCAAAAAAACAGTC